GGCAATGTGCGTTACAAAGCCCGTGAGCGTTACAGCTTCGGCTGGAGCGATCCACGCGGTATTTACGGCTCTGCCGGTGCAGCGTAATCGCATGAGGCGCCTACCACCTCTGTGAAAACACGTGGTAGCTATCTTAAAGGGCCCTTCGGGGCCCTTTTCTTTTGTTGCACAGTTCTTTCTTTTGGTGTATATTTAGTTCATTCCGGGGTTATCCGGTGTATCTGACAGTCCCGGCTGACGACATGCAGACAGATACATCACACTTGCATGTAAGGAAAATATCATGGCCCAAACCACATTCTCAGGCCCAGTCGTATCTACAAACGGCTTCACTGGCACTCTGACGGGCAACGTCGTCAACCCAGTAATCACCCACACGCCAACGGCTATCAACGCCACGGCGACAGCTACAGCGGCTCAAGTCGCTACCGGCTACATTACCAGCACTTCTGCTGCGGCAACCACCATTACGCTGCCTACTGGCACGTTGCTGGGCGCGGCTCTTGGCGCGGTGCAGGGGTCTGTGTTCAACCTAGTTATCGACAACACGGCGGGCGCCAGCACTGTGACTATCGCGGTCGCGGTAAATGGCATACTGTCCGATGCGGCGACTACTACGGCGGCTAGCTTTGGGCAGTTGACGGTAGCTGCTGGTGTTACTGGACAGGGCATGTTTACCTTGATGTTCTCCAGCGCCACAGCATACGTGTTTACACGTACAGCCTAATTTAGCTCACCCCAACAGCGGGGTTTTATTGTTTTAAGGAGCTGATTATGGGTATACAAACGGACGTAAAAAGCGTCACAGTGACCGCCGATGGCACAGCGTACGGAGGCCGTGCACGCGTCAAATCATTGGTTTTAACCAACAGCGCGTCTGCTGGATCGGTTGTTTTAAAGGACGGTGGCGCATCAGGCGTTGCCCGTATCACAATAAACACGCCAGCTGGTGCGGACCTCCACAATATTTTTATCCCTGATCAAGGGGTGGTGTTTGAGTCGGATGTTTATGTTGATGTGACAAACGTGACCTCGGTCACGATTTTCCATGGTTAAGACAGCAGCATGGACGCGCAAAGAAGGCAAGGATCCGAAGGGCGGTCTCAACGCCAAAGGGCGCGCCTCTTACAACAAGGCGAACCCGGAGAAACCCGGGTTAAAGCCCCCCGCCCCAAAACCAAAGACCAAAAAGGACGCCGCGCGCAAAAAGTCTTTTTGCTCCAGAATGTCTGGGATGCCCGGCCCGATGAAAGACGAGAAGGGGAAGCCGACGCGCAAGGCTTTGTCCCTGAAAGCATGGAACTGCTGAGATGGAACTGACTATTTGGAACTTTGTCTTATCAGTCCTGCTGGGCTTGGTAGGCTGGACGCTAAAAGAGAAGTCGGCGGAGCTTGTTCGCGTGACGATACTTCTGAACCGCACTCGTGAAGAGATGGCCAAAGAGTATGTTACAAAGGCCGAGGTCCATGCCGATATCAACCGAATATTGGATCAGCTTAAGTCAATGAATGAGAAGCTAGACAGATTTATGGAGATGCGCAGTGCCAAGTAAAAGCCCTGAACAGAAGAAATCGGGTAAAAAGACGGCTGATGTCGGTTCCGTGAACCGTGTGGGCCGTGCCGTTACCCCTTCTAGGCGTGACCCGGACATTGGCAAGATGATCAAGGAAATTCGCGTACCCGCTAAAAAGAGGAAGTAATCATGAGCAAGCCCGGACTCTACGACAACATCAACAAGAAACGTAAGCGCATTGCGGCCGGTTCTGGTGAAAAGATGCGTAAGCCCGGTTCCCCCGGCGCACCTACTGCCAAGGCTTTTAAGAAATCCGCCAAAACCGCGAAAAAGAAGCCATGACCACTTCTGGAACATCTACCTTTAACCTTGAATTCGATGAAATCATCGAAGAGGCATATGAGCGCTGCGGCTTAGAAAGTCGCACAGGGTATGACCTGCGTACGGCGCGCCGATCTTTGAATCTCCTGTTTATGGATTGGGCCAACAGGGGCTTAAACCTTTGGACTATTGAGCAGCGGTCCTTGGCTCTTGTTGCGGGGGACCCCGAGTACGATCTGCCTGCGGACACCGTCAACATTTTGTCAGCGGTTGTGCGAACGGGAACGGGTACAAACCAGCAAGATATTACATTGGACCGTATTAGCCAAAACGAATACCTGCATGTGCCTGATAAGTTCACGAAGTCGCGTCCTTCGCAGTACTACTTGCAGCGCACGGCCACGCCTGTACTGTTTATTTACCCAGCTCCTGACACGTCGCAGGCCTACACCTTCCAGTACTACACTGTGCGCCGGATTCAAGATGTCGGGGGCTTTACGAACACATCGGATGTTGTTTTTCGCTTTATCCCTGCTTTGGTGGCAGGGCTTGCATACCATTTAGCGTTGAAGAAGGCCTCTGACCGTGTGGTCATTCTTAAGCAGCTGTATGAAGAAGAGTTTGCACGTGCCGCGTTGGAAGATCGGGATACAGCAAGCGTGTACTTGGTACCTGCGATCAGCATAGGCTAAGAATGGCATACGCTCAAGGAAAATACGCACTTGGGATATGTGACAGGTGCGGTATGCAGTATAAATTCACAACGCTTCGCAAGGAGTGGACCGGGTTTAAGGTATGCGCAGAGTGCTACGAGCCTAAGCATCCGCAATTGGAGCCTAAGCGCAATGTAAGCGACTCAATTGCCTTGCGTGATCCGCGTCCTGATGGTGTATTCGTGTTGGATGTATATGCCCAAGCCCCGGGAGACTCGGCTTTTACCTCGGTGGGCATGCAGCCTGCACCCGTGTCTAAGGACATTGTAGGGGACGGCCAGATCGGGTCGGTTGTGGTCGTTATAACCTGATCGAATAAGACAAGGGGTTTTTAGATGAATTATTCGCAGTTGACAACAGCTATCCAAAACTACACCGAGAACACGTTCACGGCGTCGGAGCTTGTTACGTTTGTGCAGCAGGCCGAGCAGCGCATCTATAACATGGTGCAGTTTCCTGCTCTGCGTAAAAACGTGACGGGTAGCATTACCGCGGGTAACAAGTATTTGTCCTGCCCATCAGATTTCCTGTCCACGCACTCGATTGCTGTTGTGGACGGCGCGGGCGACTACGAGTTTTTGTTGAACAAGGACGTGAACTACATGAGGCAGGTCTATCCGTCTGCCGCTACGACTGCAAAGCCTAGGTACTATTCAATTTTTGGCCCTCAGGCCTCTGACGAAAAAGAGCTGATTTTCTTGTTGGGCCCTACGCCTGATACGGACTACACGGCCGAATTGCACTACTACTACTACCCCGAGTCCATTGTTACCGCAGGCCAGTCGTGGTTAGGCGATAATTTAGACTCAGCACTTTTGTATGGCGCTCTAGTTGAGGCGTACATCTTCATGAAGGGCGAAGCCGACATGATGCAGCTTTACAATGCTAAGTATGCGGAAGCTATGCAGCTTGCCAAGCGTCTGGGCGATGGCCTAGAGAAAAACGATTCATACCGCACTGGTCAGGTGCAGGTTCCGGTAAACTAGGCTAATTAAGGAAAAATCATGGCGCTAACTCAAAGCATGGTCACGTCGTTTAAGGTGGAACTCTTTGGTGGGATCCAAGACCTAGACACTGACACAATTAAAATCGCGTTGTTCACATCGGCGGCTACGTTAAACGCGGCTACTACGGCGTACTCTACTACCAACGAGGTTGTGGGTACGGGCTACGTGGCGGGTGGAAATACGTTGGCTGGTGCAACCATTAGCTCAAGCGGGACCACGGCTTTTGTGGACTTCTCTGACACCACTTGGACTAGCGCAACTATTACGGCTCGCGGCGCGTTGATTTACAACAGCTCAAAAGCCAACCGCGCTATTGCTGTGCTGGACTTCGGCTCGGACAAGACCAGTACTGCTGGCGACTTCACAGTCCAAATGCCAGTGGCCGATGCTAGCAATGCTCTGATACGTATCGTATAAGGGTAGATTATGACCTCGTCCGTTGAATACTCCGGTTGGGGTGGCGGCGCATGGGGCCAAACGCCGTGGGGCGCAGACCTCACTATTGTCTTAGTTGATGGCGTTTTAGCCACTGGGGCTGTAGGTAGTGTTGCAGTCAGTGGTACCGCCATAGTAGTTGCCACAGGCGTCTCCGGCACGGGGCAAATCGGCTCAGTTGTAGTTGCCGCCTCTGCGGTTGTAAGTGCTGCGGGCGTACAGGCTGTTGGGGCGGTTGGCGATGTAGCTGTTACTGCCGATGCCAATGTAAGCGCCACCGGGGTTTCTAGCCAAGGCCAAATAGGCGTGGTATCCGTTACTGCGGATGCGAATGTGCTGGTTACTGGAGTCGCTGCTACCGGGTCTATTGGCTCAGTAGTGGTGGCCGCAAACGCAAATGTTCTTGCCAGCGGGGTTGCTGCCACCGGTTTTTTGGGGTATGTAAATATCTGGGGCCAAGTAGATGACAATCAGGCTGCAAACTGGCAGAATATAGGCGATATCCAGTCCCCTTTGTGGGCGGAAGTAAATGATGCGCAAGACGCAGACTGGCAAACGATTGCCGCATGACAAAAGGTACTAAATGACCACGCAATATACACCGATTTTGGCCTTGGCCCTCCCCGTCACCGGCGAACTATCCGGCACTTGGGGCGACGTTGTTAACGACAACATTACGTCTATGGTGGAGCAGGCCATTGCTGGTCTTGCAACAATTAACACGTGGGCTGGTAATGGTCACACACTTACCACGGCGAACGGCACGACATCTGAGTCCCGCTGCGCGATGCTGGTGCTCACTGACACAGGTGTGGCGTTGACCGGTGCGGCTACAGTTATTTGCCCCACGGCGTCTAAGATTTACATCGTCAAGAACACATCTGGTCAGAGCGCTACGATTACCACCGCTGCTGGTACGGGTGTTTCTATCCCCAACGGCGAGACGATGTTTGTGTTCTGTGATGGCACCAACGTGGTTCAAGCGGTCACCCGCATTGCCAGTGCCGATGTTGATTTTGCCAAGCTCAAGGGTACTGGGGCGGTGGTTGTTACCAACATCCTTGACGAAGACAACATGGCGTCTGACTCTGCTACGGCTTTGGCTACGCAGCAGTCCATCAAGGCTTATGTTGACTCACAGATCGCGGCCAATAATGACCTGTCTGAGGTCTTGGCCAACGGCAATACCACCGGTGGCACCGATATTGTTGTGTCTACTGGCGACTCGGTTCAAGTAACTGACTTAACGGCGTCCGTGGCCGTGTTTACTGATGCGTCTAAAAACTTAGTATCCAACGCCATTACGGGTACTGGCAACGTAGTGATGTCTACGTCTCCTACGTTAGTGACTCCCGCACTCGGCACACCCGCTAGCGGCGTTGTAACGAACCTGACCGGCACGGCGTCTATCAACATTAACGGAACTGTAGGGGCTTCTACACCATCCACGG